GAGACACACACACGGTCGCGAATTAGGGTTGTAAAAATCCGGCCCGTTAAATCCGGCGCCTTTTGGTCCCGTCCCGTCGGCCCTCGTCGCCGGCCGTCGCCTCGAATGGAGCTCAAACCGTGACCCTGGACACGACCCGGAACTCGATCCTCGCACCTCGCGGGAAACGCGATCCGGATTTATCGTTTACCGTCCCCTCGACGCCGGCCGCGAAGGACGCGAAACTCCGCCGCCAGGAGGACGCCGGCGACGCCCTCGGGGAGCTCGCCCCAGGAATCGAGAGATATTTCGTAACGAAAGGACAGTTTTCGTTAATCGACGTCCTCCGGCGGATCCTAGATCAAACCGGACCCGCCGACGTAGTCGTTTCGACTTGGACGTCCGCCGGCGCCGATATCGCGGAGGCATTCGACCTGCTAGACGACGGCCGGATCCGATCGATTCGTTTCCTCGTCGATCATTTTTTCCAGAGGCGAAAGCCGCAATTTTGTGGACAGATCCGTAAACTATTCGGCGACGAGTCGATCCGCGTTACCAGGAACCACGCAAAACTCGTCGTAATAACGAACGAGGAATGGAAAATTTCCGTTTTAACATCGATGAACCTAAACACGAATCCGCGCCTCGAATATGCCCTCGTTCGCGAGTCGCCGGAGCTCGCGGCGTTTAACCTCCAATGGATCGGCGAAATATTCGAAACGAAAAAGGCCCGGAAACAATTCGGCGAGCCGGCCGAACATCGATCCCAAGTCGGATTTAAGGAACTATGAGCCCGAAACGGGAACTCCCAGGTAAAAAACAGGCGAAGCCGGCCCCGGCCGGGAAGTCGGGGAAACTCCCAGGTAAAAACTCGAAAAAGGCACTCCCGCCAGGGAAAACGCCAAAGGCGCCGAAAGGCCGGCGCCAATCGACGAAAAAGTCGGATCCGGCGGGGAAACAAGCCCCCCCGGACCCGACCGTCGTCGATCCCCGAATCGTCGCCCTCCGACAAGTCGCCGACTGGATCCTCCGCGGCGAAAACGAAATATCGATCGAGGAGGCGATAAAAGCGAAATTTCCCGAATGGCCGGCGATCGAGCTCCTCGTCGCGGCGTTCGAATATATCGGCGAGCTCGCGGGAACGGATCCGGAGCTCCGGAGGACGTGGCATATCGCCGCCCGACGCGAGCTTTATCGGAGGACCGTCGAAATCCACGATTTCAAAACGGCCCGCGATATACTTCGCGACCTCGGACAATTGGAGGGACTCTATCCGAAAATGGCGCCGACAAAATCGAAATCCAAGACCGACGACCAGGCGGAGCCCGCCGGCGAGCTCGCCGCCGATCCGATGGAAGATTATCCTGTAATCCAATGAAACCAGGCAGGAAACCCAAACCGACGGCCGTAAAGAAACGCCAAGGGAACCCCGGCCGGCGTCCACTTAACGAGGCCGAACCAATTTTCGAGGGATCGACAACCCCGCCGAAACACCTCGACAGGATCGCGAAAAACGAATGGCGCCGCCTCGCGAAACGTCTAACGTTCCATTCGATGTTGTCGCCGGCGGACCGGACCGCGTTCGCGGCGTATTGTTCCGCCTATTCGACCCACGTCCGCGCCGAGCTCGCCCTCCAAAAAAAGCCAAACGCATTCGGATACAAAACCCCCGGAGGCGTCCTCCGACCATGGCCCGAGGCCGCACAATCGCGGGACGCCTTAAACCAGATGTACAGATTCCAAACCGAATTCGGATTAACGCCCTCGTCGCGGAGCCGACTTAACATACAGACCCCGAAATCCCCCGCCGGGGACGAGGCGTTTCTATTCGGGGACGACGAGGCGCCGGCCGGCGATGAATGCAAAAACGACGTCGCAAACTAGCCCACGATTGGGAACGTCCACCGACCCATCGATCGATCGGGAAACTTGAATCCCTCGCCTATAAACGCCACGCCCGCGACCTCCGGACCGGACACAAACGAGGGATTTATTTCGACGACGAGGCCGGCGATCGCGCCGTCGAATTTATCGAGCGGTTTTGTAAACACTCGAAAGGACGATGGGCGGGCGATCCGTTCCGCCTGGATCGATGGGAGGAATTTGTCGTCCGGAGCCTTTTCGGATGGAAACGAGCGAAAACCGGCCTCCGACGATTTCTCCTCGCACTAATTCAAGTCGCGAGGAAGAACGGAAAAACGACCCTCGCCTCCGGAATCGCCCTCCTCCTAACCGTCGCCGATAAGGAAATGGGAGCGGAAGTCTATTCGGCCGCGACGACGAAAGACCAGGCGAAATTATGTTTCGACGAGGCCGCGAGAATGGTCCGCAAGTCGGCGCCCCTCCTCCGACATTGCGACGTTATCGGAGGGAAACCACACTCGCGGACGAATAACGTTTCGGTCGAGGCCCTCGGATCGAAATTCGAACCCCTCTCCTCGGACTCGGAAACCAAGGACGGATTAAATATTCACGGCGGGATCCTGGACGAGCTCCACAAATGGAAGGATCCAGAATTATTCGAAGTTATCGAAACCGGAACCGGCGCCAGAACCCAACCGTTAATTTTCGCAATCACGACGCCCGGATCCGGCGAGGAGGGGATTTGTTGGGAACAACGAGCCCACGTCGAAAGGATTTTGGAGGAAGTCGTCGAGGACGACGCATATTTCGGTTTTATATGCGAGCCGGAACGCGAGGCGAAATTCGACGATCCGAAAACATGGGAGCAGGGAAACCCCTCGATCGACGTAATCGTCCAACGGGACGACCTCCAACGGAAATCGGATCGAGCGAAAGAGCTCGTCGCCCGCCAAAACGCATTCCGGCGCCTCCATTGCGGACAATGGACGGAGCAAGTCGATCGATGGATCGATCTCGACATTTGGAAAGAATGCGGAGGGACTTTCGATCCGGCGATCCTCGCCGGCCGGCCTTGCTATGGAGGACTCGACCTCGCCTCGACGAAAGACCTTTCCTCGTTCGTCCTCGCGTTTCCGCCGATCGACGAAAGACCTTGGACGTATTTCCTCGCGTGGACTTGGTTTCCGTCGATGAGATTCGAGCACTTGAACCGGACCCTAAAACAACCGATCCGAAATTGGATCGATAACGGATGGATCGAAACGACCGACGGCGACGCGACGGATTACGAGGTAATCCGAAATCGAATTAAGGAGGCCGGCGACCTTTACGATATCCAGGAAATCGCGTTCGACCCGTGGAACGCCGCGGACCTCGTAAACCGATTAATCGAAATCGACGGCCTCGAAATGATAAAAAACGGACAGGGGACCGGCGGAATGTCCGCGCCCTCGAAAGGTTTCGAACGACTCCTCCTCCAACGGAGAATCCGCCACGGGGACAACCCCGTTTTTACTTTCTGCGCGAAAAATGTCGCGATCTGGACCGACGCGAACGACAACATTAAACCGAGCCGTCGGAGCTCCGGCGGGAAAATCGACACCGTTATCGCGGCGATTATGGCATCCGGCCGAGCCGACCTCCACGATACCGGCGTTTCGATTTGGGAAACAGACGAGGCCCTAGCATGACAAAACCGAACATAGACTCCCGCGACCTCCTCGCCCTCCTCGGAGTCGCAATTCTCGCGACGTCCGCCGGCGTCGTTTTCCTCCCCGCCGGAGGGATCATCGTCGGAGGTTATTTTCTCCTCGTCGCGAGTCGGAAAGGTTAAACGATGGGAATTTTCGCCGACGCCTTATCCTCCGTTTTCGACGACGGCCGGCGAGCGATCCGCGCCGCGAGCCCGGAAAATCCCTCGACGAACCTTTCGAACCCGGCCGATTGGCTCGTCGATTGGATGACCGGAGGCGCGACGTATTCCGGCCCTCCCGTTAACGAGTTAAACGCAGTCCGAGCGACCGCGGTTTTTCGATGTATCTCGATAATCGCGAACACGATCGCGAGCCTCCCGTTTAACGTTTACAAACGAACCGACGACGGCCGCGAGCCGGCGCCCCAACACCCCCTCCAACGGATCCTCCACGACCAACCGAACCGGATAACGAGCTCCTACACCTTTCGCCAGATAATCGCCGGCGGACTCCTAACCAACGGGAACGGGACCGCGGTAATCGGCCGGAACAATGCCGGCCGGATCCTCGACCTTATCCAACTTCCGCCCCAGGACGTCGAAGTCGAGCGAAAAGGCCGAGGACAGTCCGGGGATTTTCGCCTCGATTATCGCGTTACGATCGACGGGAACCGTTTCGACGTTCCCCAGGAATCAATGATCCACGTCCCCGGATTCGGATTCGACGGCGTCCGCGGGATTTCGCCGATCGCGGCCGTCGGAAAACAATCGATCGGACTCGGCCTCGCCCTCGAAGAATTCCAAGGAAGGTTTACGCAAGCCTCCGCCCGCGGATCCGGCGTTATCGAAGTCGATAAAGCCCTTTCGCCCGAGGGACTCTCGAACCTCCGATCCGCGTTCGAGAAACTTTATTCCGGCGTCGAAAAGTCGGGGAAAACCGTTTTCCTAGATAAAGGGATGCAATGGAAGTCCATGCAAATCGACCCGAACGACGCCCAAACCCTCGAAACCCGGCGGTATCAGGTTTCGGATATCGCGAGGATTTTCGGCGTCCCCCTCCACCTCCTCGGGGAAACCGACAAGGCGACGAGTTGGGGATCGGGGATCGAGCAACAATCGATCGCGTTCGTCGAATATGTAATCCGGCCGTGGCTGGTTTCGATCGAACAAGAATTTAACCGGAAACTTTTCCGCGCCCCGTATTATTGCGAATTCGTCCTCGACGGCCTCCTCCGCGGCGATTCCAAGGCCCGATCCGAATACTATTCCAAAGGAATCAATAACGCATTTTTGACGCCGAACGAGGCCCGACGCGCCGAAAATAAACCGCCCAAACCAGGAGGGGACCGCCTCCTCGTAAATTCGGCGTCCCTCCCCCTCGATTCGATCGACGAGCGAAACGAACCACAAAACCGCCGAGCGACCGACCAGGGGAACACGGCAAACCCAACCCCGCCCGACGACCAGGCGGACGACGGAAAGGACGGCGACGAATGAACCCGACGGACAAACTCCCAGGTAAAAATCCAAAACCGGCGATCGATGGACGCCGGGACCGCCGGCGCCGGATCCGGGACGCGATCGCGCCGGCGAAACTCCCAGGTAAAAACCCGGCAAAACCGAAACCGCCGGCGAAGGCGAAAAAGGAGTAACAGATGTATCCACAATTCCCAAGAATGACCAAACCAGGCGCCGGCGCCCGCCCGTGGTTCGAATTCAAGGCCGCGACGGAGGACTCCCAGGCGGAAATCCGGATTTACGACTCGATCGGATGGTGGGGCGTAACCGCGAAGGATTTCGCGGCCGAGCTCGACGCCGTAACCGGCGACGAGATAATCCTCCGGATTAACTCCTCGGGAGGGGATGTTTTCGACGGATTCGCGATTTACAACCTCCTCCGCGACCATCCCGCAAAAATCCGGACCGTCGTCGATGGATTCGCCGCCTCGATCGCCTCGATTATCGCCCTCGCCGGCGACGAAATCGAGGTACACGAGGCGTCGGTAATAATGATCCATGACCCCTGGGGAGTCGGAATCGGGAACGCCGCGGAGCTCCGGCAATTGGCCGACGTCCTCGATAAAACGATCGCGTCCCCGATGGCGAAGATTTACGCCGACAAAATGGACAAACCGATCGACGAAATTCGGGATCTCATGGAGGCCGAAACGTGGTACACAGGCGAGGAGGCCGTCGAATCCGGTTTCGCCTCGCGACTTATCACCTCGGACCCACCGGACAAAGGCGCGGACGCCGGCGACGACCGCGACCTTTCCGGATTCCGAAACCCGCCGGCGGAGCTCGCCGGCGACCAGGCCGCGACGCCCGCCGACTCGGAGGAATCCGCCTCCGACGACGACCTCGTCGGACTTATGAAACGCCGCCTCGCGTTACAGGAGCTCGACGAATAACGCCCCGAACCAGAACCCTAGAAAGGATCGAACAATGAGAGAAAAGGCCCTTGCACTCCGCGAAGAACGAGCGAAGGTTATCGCCGAGGCCCATCGAATCCTCGCCGACGAGACAACCTCCGCCGAGGACCGTAACGCCCGATTCGATGAACTCATGGCGAAATCCGACGAGCTCAAAGCAGAAATCGACCGGATCGAGCTCCTCCTCCGGACCGAGGACGAGATGGAGGCCCGAGTCGAGCTCGCCGCGGCCGAAAACAACACCTCGACAGACGAGGCGACCGCGGACGAAATCCAGGAGGACGCCGATTTTAAAGCGTACCTCGTCGGAGGTTATCCAGCACTTTCGAACGAGGCCCTCGCCCGAAACCAGGCGCGAAACGCCAACCTCCCCCCCGACGTCCGCGCCGCGATGTCGATCGGGACCGACGCCGAAGGCGGATACACCGTCCCCGAAGGTTTCCAAAATAAACTCGAAATCGCCGCCCTCGCCTATGCCGGCGGGATGATCGACCCCGGCGTCGTTACCGTCCTCCGGACCGCCTCCGGAAACCCGCTACCGATGCCCACCTCGGACGACACCTCCAACACCGGCGAGCGAATCGCGGAAAATACCCAAGTCGCGGCCCAGGACGTCGCATTCGGCCAGATCATGCTAAATGCGTGGTTGTATTCCTCGAAAGTCGTAAAAGTCCCCGTAACGCTGATGCAGGACTCCGCGTTCGATATGAACTCGTTCCTCGCCGGCCGACTCGGGGAGAGGATCGGCCGCATTTGGAATACCGACTTGACCGTCGGCGCCGGGACCGCCGGGATTCCGAACGGCATCGTTACCGCCTCGACCCTCGGTAAAACCCTCGCAGCAGCCGCCGCGATTACCGAACTCGAATTGATCGATTTGGAGCATTCGGTCGATCCGGCGTACCGTATGAACGGACGCTATATGTTTTCCGACGCCGTTCTTGCCCTCCTCCGGAAACTCGTCGATGGAGATTCGCGGCCCGTGTTTTCGGCCGGGATGAACGTCGGCGAATACGACCGGATCCACGGATACCCGTACACGATTAACCAGTCCGTCCCCGCGCCGACGACCGGACTTAAATCCGTTATTTTCGGCGATCTCAAAAAGTACCAGACCAGAATCGCCCTCGGGATGACTCTCCTACGCTTGACCGAACGTTACGCCGATTACCTCCAAATCGGTTTCCTCGCGTTCGCCCGAGCCGACGGCGACCTCCTCGACGCCGGAACCAATCCGGTAAAACACGCCATCCAACTCTAAATCCCAACACCAGGCGCCGGCCGGCGAGCTCCGGCCGGCGCCACTTTCCAAACGAGTAACCGAAACGAAAGGCCGGGACCATGAAAATTTTTACTCTAACCTCGATCGCCGGGACCGGGTTTTCCCTCCCGCCGGGAGTCGTTACCGATTACCCGGATAAGGCCGAGGCCCAACGGCATATCGACGGCGGGAACGCGAGGAAACCGACGCCGGCGGAGCTCGCCGTCGCCGCCGAAAAGGAAAAGGCCGCGGCCGAGGCCGCGAAAAAGGCCGCGGACGCCGACGCGAAAACCGCCGAAACCGTCGCGAAGGCGAACAAAAAACGCGCCGCGGACGCGAAAAAGGCGTCCGAAAAGAAACGAGAAACCGCCCGACCAGTCGGCCGGCCCCCGAAACCGAAAAAGTAATCGGGGAGAGGAGGCGCGATGTATGACGTAAGGACGACCGTCGAGCCGGCCGTCGAACCGATTCCACTCGCGGAGGCGAAAATAAACCTCCGCGTCGATCATTCCGACGAGGACGGAGAAATCGGCCGGATGATTCGCGCCGCCCGGAGACATTGCGAGAACCTCGCCGGCCGAACCTTTATTACTCAAACCAAAGCGATAAACCTCGATCAATTTCCGACGGCCGCGGCCGGCCTTATCCTCCTCCCGCGAGCCCCGGCGATTTCGATCGTATCGATCAAATATTACGACGTGGACGGAATCGAACAGACCCTCGACCCCGCCGATTATGAATTCGACCCGAACACGAAGCCGGGACGCCTCCGGCCGACTCTCGGAAACTCATGGCCGGCAACCGAGGAACGATTTTCGGCCGTCGAAATCGAATGGATCGCCGGATATGGCGACGACCCGACCGACGTCCCCGAGGAAATCCGATCGGCGATGAAACTCGCCCTCGGGGACCAATACGAACAACGCGAATCGATCGTCCTCGGATTGAATATTAATTACTCGAAACAGATCGAAATCCTCCTATCCGACCAACGTCTATCGGAGGGAAATTACTAATGTTACGCGCCGGCCGTTTCCGGCACCGAATCGCACTCCAACGAAACACGCCAACCCAGGCGGACGACGGATCCCGCGTCGATAGTTGGACGACCGTCGCGACCGTTTGGGGAGAATTCCTCGAAACCCGCGGCCGGGAATACCTCGCCGCACAAGAGGCCCACTCCGAAATAAACGCGAAAATCCGAATCCGGTATCGATCCGACGTCCGCGTCGAATGGCGAGCTATATTCGACGACCGGACTTTCGATATACAACACGTCGCCGACTTAAAAGGCCGGCGACGCGAGCTCGAATTATTCGTCGCGGAGATTCGATAAATGATCGAGGAATCATTCGTTACGCTCCTCGCGGACCTCGCCCCGGTTTATCCGGCGTATCTGCCCGAACGGGTCGATCGGCCGGCGATCGTCTATCGACGAGTTTCGACGGATCGAGCCCTCGACCACGACGGACCCCGCGAAATCGTCGAGGCCCGTTTCCAATTCGCCGCCCACGCTACAACCCACCCCGAGGCCCTCGCCCTCGCCCGATCGATCCGAGAACGGATCCACGGCCGCGAGGGAGGCGTTACGACCGACGGGATCCTCCTCGTTTCGGTCGAAAACGAATTCGACCTCGGATACACCCCCGACGCCGAGGGATGGGAATTCACCCTCGACGCCCTCGTAAAATATAAGGAGTAACCAATGGCCCGAACTGCTATAACCTCCGCCTCGATCCGGAACCTTGTCGCCCAACATACGACAGTTATCGCCGGATCCGCCGACCTCGACGTCGAGGCCGGCGACGATGTAAACGGAAACGAAACCGATTGTGCAGGAGGCGACCTAATCGTCGTCGAAAATACCGACGCCGGCGCCCAAACCGTGTCATTTACCGCGGCCCCCGACGAAATCGGCCGATCCGGAGCGATTACCGATTACTCCCTCGCCGCCGGCGCCGTCGCGATTTTCGGACCTTTCCAGTCCGCCGGATGGAGACAAACCGACGGAAAACTCTATATCGACGTTTCCGACGCCCTCGTTTTCGTCGGCGTCCTCCGAACCTAGCCCGCCGGCGAAACTCCCAGGTAAAAATCCACGACCGAACGAACCCAACGTAAGGAGCTCGAAAAATGGCCCAACTAGCACACGGAGCCGAATTGTTTATGGGCGACGGAGCAACCCCGACCGAGGTATTTACAAAAGTACCCGGCCTCGGGGACGTCGAATTTACTCCGCCCCAGGCGGAAAAGGTAGACGTGACGAATCACGACAGCACCGCCCGCGAGCACCTCCTCGGACTCGCCGGCGACGGCGAGTTAACGTCGGAATTCTTTTTCGACGCCGGCGAGCCGATGCACATCGAACTACGCGACAAGGACGCCGAACCGGATCCAACGAATTTCCAAATTCGTTATCCAGACGTCCAAAACACGATCGGCCATTTCGCGGCGACCGTGAAATGGACGCAACGCCTCCCCGTCGGCGACGCCGCGGTAATGGCCGTAACCCTCGAAATTTCCGGCGCCTTGACTTGGTAACGAATGGGCGGGACGCGATACCCGACGAAACCCTCCGGATCCTCCGCCGGGTTATGGATTAAAGTAGACGACCGCGAGCTCCTCGCGGCCCTCGTTCGCCTCGAACGAGTCGCGAAAAAACGAGTCGCGTCGAAAGTCGTCCGCCGAGCCGCGGCCCCAATCCGCGCCGACGCGAAAACTCGCGTCCCCGTAAAAACCGGCGATCTCAAACGATCGATCCGGACTTACGTAAAAGTCGGCCGTTACGCGATCTCGGGGAAAGTCGAATCGCGCCTCCCATACGCCCACCTCGTCGAGCTTGGAACGAAACCGCATTATCAAACGCGAAAACTCAAACACGAGAAGAAAAAACGCGCCGTGAAACACCCAGGCGCGAAACCGAAACCGTTCCTCCGGCCGGCGTTCGATAGTCGAAAGGAGGAATCCGTCGGAATCGCGAAAAAGACACTCCGCGAGGAGATTCGCAAAACGACAAAATAGACGAGAATCGAGGCGCCGATCGCCCTCTTGATTCTCATTTACCAACCAGGTATCGCGACCGAAAGGAACCCCGTCAAATGGACGAAAACAAACCCGCCGAGCTGTTAAACCGCGAGACAATCCTCGCCCACAAATCCCTAAAATCGGAGCTCGTTTCCGTCCCCGAATGGGGAGGGACCGTCCGCGTTCGCGAGCTCACCGGCGCCGAACGGGACTTATACGAGGCCGCACTCGTTAGGATGCAAAAAGGCGGAAAACACTCGTTAACGATGGATAACGCCCGAGCTCGCCTCGTTTCGTTATCCGTTATCGACGAAAAGGGATCGAGGATATTCACGGACGCCGACGTCGTCCGCCTCGGGAACCTTTCCTCGACTGGACTCTCGACCGTTTTCGACGTCGCCGCCCGACTCTCGAAAATTACGGCCGAGGATATGGAAGAACTCGCGGGAAACTGAAACGCCGCCCCGAGCGGCGTTTTTGGTTTCTCCTCGCCCTCGCCCTCGGGATCCCCGTCGGCGAATTACAATCGAGAATGAGCTCCGGCGAATTCGCGGAATGGCAAGCGTATTATTCGACGGAGCCTTTCGGCGACCTCCGCGCCGATTATCGGAACGGGATCCTCGCCTCCCTCGTCGCAAATCTGATGATCGGGAAGAACCAAAAACCCGCCGAGCCGATCGATTTTGTAATCCACGAGAACGGGAAAAAAGGCGAAACCGTCCTCGACCCGAACCCCGACGACCAGGCGGACGACCAGGCGGACGACCAGGCGGAGCCCGACGCCGAGCTCCGCCGGCGATCGCAACAAGCACAGATCGACGCGATTAAACGATTCACGGCCGCACGTTATCCGAAAGGACCGCCGACATAATGGCAACCCTCGCCCGATTAAACGTAATCCTCGGATTAACGACGTCCAAATTTACAAAGGGACTCGCGTCCGCACAGTACAAGCTAAAGAAATTCGGCCGCTCCGCGGATCGAGCCGGCCGAACGTTAACGACCTCGTTAACCGTCCCGATGGGACTCGCGGCCGTCGCCTCCGTAAAAATGTCGTTAACATTCGAAGACACCATGACGCGGATTATTACCCTCGTCGGCGTTTCCGAAAAACAGGTTAAAGAATGGTCCGACGAGCTCCTAAAACTCGGTCCCGAACTCGGGAAAACCCCCCTCGAACTCGCCCTCGGCCTCGAAAAAATCACCTCCGCGAGTTTCCGAGGCGCCGCCGCGATCGACGTCCTAACTTATGCCGCCCAAGGATCGAACCTCGGCCTCGGGGAAACCGTCGTCGTCGCCGACGCCGTTACCTCCGCGATTAACTCTTGGGGAAAAGCGAACCTATCAGCGGCCGACGCGACGGCGATCCTCCGCGCCGCGGTAAAGGAGGGAAAGGCGGAGGCGTCATCGATCGCGCCTGTTATCGGGACCGTCGCGAACGTCGCCGCGACGATGGGAGTCGAATTTCACGAAGTCGCCGCGGCGATCGCGGTAATGACCAAAACCGGAGCTCCGGCCGAAATCGCAGTAACCCAATTGTCGGCGATCCTCTCGACGATCCAGAAAGGCGCCCCAAAAACGCGGCAAGCCCTCCTCGGCCTCGGGACGAGCTTAGAGGAGGTACGAGACACCCTCCGCGGGGATGGGCTTAACGCCCTCCTAACGACCCTCGTCGAGAAATTCGGCGATAACGAGGACGCCGCGGCCCAGGTTTTCGGAAACGTCCGAGCCCTCCGCGGCCTTTTCGGACTTGTCGGCGCCGAGGCCGAATCGAACGCCGAAATATTCGCGAACCTCGCGAAAATTACCGGGGAGGACTTGAACGACGGCCTCGCCGTCGTCGCCGAAAAATCCGGGTTTAAACTCGCCCAAGTTTTCGCCCAACTGTCCGCCTCCGCGATCGTCCTCGGGGACGCGATCCTCCCGTATCTCGTCCCCGCGGCCCAAAAACTCGGAGAATATATTCGCCTCGCGACGGAGGCGTTTTCCGGCCTCGATCCCCAGGTACAAAAAGTAATCCTCGCGATCGCCGGCCTCGTCGCCGTCGCCGGCCCCGTTTTAATCGTCGTCGGATTAATCGCGACCGGCCTCGCGGCCGTTTCCCTTTCGATGGTGGGATGGGGCGCCGCGATCGGCGTCGCCGCGATCCTCCTCGCGAAACATTGGGGGACCGTGAAAAAGGCCCTCGCCGATTTCGTCGCGTTCGCGTCGCCGGCCCTCAACGCCTTAAAGGATTTCGCGATCGAGGTTTTCGAAAAAATAAAGGCGTTCGCGATCCGCGTTTGGCCGGCGATCCAATCGATCGTCGAGGAAATCGTTACGAATATCTCGGAGATTTGGGAGAAACACGGAGCGACCGTCCTCCGCGTTCTCGATCGTGCTTGGAAAGTCGCGAAAACTGTAATCCTCGGAACCCTGGACGCGATCCTCGGAGCCGTCGAAATTCTCCTCCATGTTATTAACTCCGATTGGCCGGCCGCATGGAACGCCGCGAAGGATACGATTAAAGGCGTTTTCGGAACGATTTACGCGATCGTAAAATCCGCGATCCTCCGAATGTCCGCCGGATGGATCGACTTTTCGGCCGCGGCCGATTCCGCGATGGTAAAGGTAATCGGAGGGATCCGACGCCTCGTAACCGCTTGGCTCGCGATTCCTTTTATCGATCCAGTCCAACGAAAACTCGGGGACGTCGCCCTCGCCGCGATCGATGGCGCGATGGGCGATATTGCGGATCGGATTAACCTCGCGAAACTCGAATCGCAACTCCTAAACATGGAGGCCGATAAACTCGTCGCCCCACTCGAACGAGCGAAAACCGGCCTCGTCGAGATGCGCGGGGAATGGGTTACAGTTTCCGGCGCCGCAAAACAAGCCGCGGACGAAACCGTTATTTCGATTACCCGCGCCGGCGAGGAGATAAAAGGAAAGCTAAAAGGAGGATTCGGGAACGGAGTCGCGGAGGGAGTCGAGGCCGCGAAATCGTCTTATGACGACCTCCAACGATATATTTCGGACCACCCCCTCCGGCCCGAATTCGATATGGAATACGTCCAACGGCAATTCGACGCGATAAACGGAGCCCCGAACACCGGCGGAGCCCTCCCGTAATGGCGCCGGCAGGACTCCCAGGGAAAAACCAGGGGATCCGGCGGGACTCCCAGGGGGAAACCGAAATGGAGGCGAGCTCGTGGCATTCCTGACAACCGAAACAGGTTTCGAACGGGACGCGACCCAAGTAATCCTCGACCGCGAGCCGCGACACCTCAACCGATACAATCGATCGGGACCGGCGAGGGATTCGTCGATCGCCTTAACCGGGAAACCGATTACCGTCGAATATCATCAAACGGCCGGAGAATGGTTAATCGAGCTCGCCCTCGAACAAGTAACCGACGCGAAAGCCGCGATCCTCCGGACCCTCGCCGATACCGCCGGCCCGTTAACCGCGAAATGGACCGCCGGAGTCGCGACGACCTACACCGTAACGATTAACCGGATCCAATTCGACCCGGTAATCGGACACTACACCGACGGAGCTCCGGCCGGGATCCGGTATCAACGGATCGAGATCGAGCTCGCCGTCCAGGAGGAAATCCCGTAATGAGCTCCGAAATTATGCTCCGCGACGCCGCCGCACCCTCGGACCCGGATTCCGACCTCCTCCTCCGATGGGAAAATACGATAAATACGCCGATCATTTCCGCGACCTATCCCGCCAACGGGAAAGCAGTCGCCGGCGTTTATACGCTCGTCGGCGCCTCCTCCTCCTCGATCGATATCACGGCGGAGGATCCAAAAAACGAGCTCGTCGGAACCGGCGTCGCAGTCGTCGCGAACGGGACGACTCCGAACGACCTCGGTTTCGCCTCGATCATTTTCTCGGGATCCCTCGCCGTCGGATGGACCGCGAAGGTTTCCGTCGGCGCGTTAATGGCCGGCGACGGATCGACGACCAGGCGCCTTAATACCGGGACGATTATCGCCGGCGCCACCTCGACCCAAAGAAAAATTACCGCGGTAAACGTCGGGACCGCGGACTCCGCGGAATCGAAAGTTTACGGCCTCCCCGGATTTTACGTCGCCGGCGCCGGAGTCGAGGATTACATCGAATTTATCCGGAACCATACCGACCCGGCCCGACACGACCTCGCGATCGCCGGCGATTACGACATAACGTTTTCGGATTTCCAATCGGGACCGCCGGAAACGGCCGACGTCTATATCGACGACGGCGGAGGCGCCGTAAAATGTATCGAGGACGCGAAACTAGACGGGACGCTTTACGAATACGGCGTCGCCGGATATATCGACGCCGCGGACGAGCTCCGCGGCCTCGGAATCGCGTTTATCGTCGATCCAGGCGACCCGACCTCGAAAACCTTTACCCTCCACGTTAGGGACTCGTTCGATTGGCTCGAATTCGCGCCCGACGTCGCGGGATCGCCGGGGACGTGGAGCTCCGGCCCGTTAACCTTGACCGAGGACGGCGAGGTTTCCGGCGTTATTACGCCCTCCGGATTCGTCCATTTTTGGGTAAGGACAGTCGTCCCGAGCTCCGCGAGCCCCGGCGATATGCGACTCCATGTTTACCGCGTCCGCGGTTTAACGGTCTAGGGAGGCGACGATGGCGATTGGATCCGCGACCCTGTTTAACGAGGAGGCCCTCGATTCGAGAAAAGGCGTCCACGTCCTCGGGACCAATACCTTAAAACTCGTGATCGTGGACGACACGATAACCCCGGCCGCGGACGACGCGACGCCTCGATATGCCGATTATTCGGCGAACGAGGTTTCGAACGCCGGCGGATATACGACCGGCGGAATCGCGTTAACGACCGTGACATATACGATGATCGATGACGTTGCGACGTTAAAAGCCGACGACGTAAACCTCGCGATCAACGCCTCCGGATTTACCGACGGATATTTCGGGATCCTGATAAACGACTCCGCGACGAATAAGGAGGCGATCGGTTTTTGGGATCTCGGAGGCCCCGTTTCGGAGCAGGCCGGCCCGATCGCCCTCGAATTTACCGACGGAGTCGTCGCCGAATTTCCCGCCAACGTCGCAGCGTAAGGAGCTCAGAAAATGCGTTTTTGGAATTTCGGACTATACGCCACGCAACACGCCGCGATCAGTTATCAGGAAATCGGATCCGGAAATTCGATCGTCGTTTACGGATCGACGACAAACGCCGAACAGACAGTTTTTAACGTAGATGGTACAGATTGCGGCGTCGGCGTTTTCCCCTCCGCGAATACATCGTTTACCCTCCTTTTCGTAAACGTCGAGAAGGAATTGATAAAAGCGAAACTCGGCCAAATCCCAATCCTCGTTAAAGTCGAATGGGGAACGATTTCCTACAACGTCGAAAAATTAGGCGTTACGACGTACATTTATCGTTTTATCAATGGCCGACAACCGACCCAAGGCGACGCCTCGAACCGATATCGAGATCGGACCGGGACGATCCCGTGGTACGAGGACGCCTATGCACCAGTAAAAGGACGGGACATCGAGGAACCCGCCGCGCTATACATCCCCGGCGATAATATTTATTTCGGCGAACGGAAATATTGGGACGTTACCTCGATCTTCGAACGAGCCCTCCGCGATAACGTCGATATCGATTTTATGTTGGAGATGTGGAACACCGGCGGAGGCCCGTGGCAAACGACATATTCGCCCGCCGGATATTGGCCGGATTTCAACTTTTACTATTTTTACCCCGTGGAGTTTTATCAATCCGACGGCGCCGGAAATATTGACCTCCTCGCCGTCGTCGATGATATGCCGGGGAACGAGTATTATCTCGGCGCCGTCGAACGAGGACAAACCGGCGCCCCAATCCAAGGATTTCTCCGAAACTATACCGACGCGACCCAACAGATCGAAGTTTTCGACGACCATCCGGAAAACGAGGAACCCGTCCAGCGAGTCGGGACCGGGACCGGCCTCCTCGATTACGTCGTCCTTTCGGATAATTCCGTTTCGCAACTCTATACAGTCGTATTCTATTCGGCGACGGAATTCGAAATTAAGGCCGTCGCCTATCGCGACAACCCGACGAGCCTCCACCCTCAGATCGACGCCGATTCACAATGGAGGGGAACCGTCGGGACGGACTTTTCCGCGCCGACGGGAGGACTTTCGATCCCCGCGGCCGCTTGGCAACCCGGAACCCTGTTAAACGACGAATTCGAAATCGGCGTCCGCGGAAATACGACCGATACCGATTGGCCGGCGGACTCTAACGACCAAGTCGAGATTACATTCGACGACGCCGGATCCGCGGATTCCGCCGAATGGAGGCCCGTCGCCGGCCGGCGATCGAAAACGACCGCGGCCGTAACGATCGACGCGACGACGAAACTTATCCCGACCCGTTACGTCCTCCCGAGCGATTGGCCCGTCGGAAATAAGGCGTTTATTCACGACCTTTCGAACTACGACGCCGGGACCGTTAAGTCGGTCCAGGAGGCCGATATCGGGACGCCTGTTTTCTCCGGAACGGGAACGGACGACCTTAGCGTCTCGGGAAATCATAACGGCCCAATAACCGACGATTACGTCGTCGAGATCGACGCCGGCGGGACGCCGGGGACGTACAAATGGAGCAGGGACGGCGGATCGACTTGGGTCGCGACCGGGATCGTCCCGACCGGATCCGCCCAACTCCTCGAAAATGGGATTTACGTAACGATCCCGTCGGGGACCGCCCATACACTCGCCGACACCTGGACGATCGCGATCGCGGCGTTCGCCGTCGAGCTCGAAGGACTCACCAGCGGATCGACGAGTTACGGAGTCGGCGCCGTCGTCGGGACGACCCTCCCATTTCGCGACGTCGCCCCGGCCGTTTTCTCGCAAGTGGACGCCGACTCCGGCGCCTCCGAATCGCCGCCCTCCCGCGTTTACCTCGAATCGACGGCCGGATTTACGCAAGGCGACGCGATTCTCCTATCACAAGCCGGCGAATCCCCGGCCTCCGAGCTCGCGACGATCGCGACCGGAGGCGTCCAGCCCGATTACCTCGATTTGACCGCGTCCCTCGTTAACGATTACACCTCCGGCGATTTCGTAACGAAAACCGACTCCGGCCAAACGCCGTTTTGGTTACGCGCCGTCGCGACCTCGACGACGATCGAGGAATTAAAAACGCTCCGACTCAATGCCCGACTTTTGTAAATGGTAACAATTAACCTCGATCCACTCCGAGGAGGCGGGATAATGCCCCGAGCCTCCGTTAACGGCCTCCACTTTATCGAGGCGGAACCGTTACGAGGCGGAGGCGTCCTCGCCGACGCCCCGATCCGGAGCTCGCGAAACGTCCATAACGTTCTCGACTGGACGCCGGAGGATGACTCCGAAGGCGCCGAAATCGGGAACCCCGTAACAGTAAATTTCGAGGCCGAAAATACGGAGCTCGCGGAGCTCGATTTTACCGATACGGAATCGTTTGACGCCGACGGAACCCATAACGGAACCGTCCAGGCCGTAACCGCGATCGAGCTCGCGACGAGCTCGCCCTCGACGGATTTCGAAAATTACAACGCCGGATTAATAACGGGAGCAACTCAGCCCGACGAATGGACGAACCTTTCGCCAGTCGATAACAACTCGGCGAACGATTGGCTTTCCGACGGGAACACGGAAGTAAAAGCCCTGTATTGGTCCGACGATCTTTTCGTCCAATACGACCCCGCCGGAGTCCTCCGAGCGGGTGTAATGAAAATCCGTTTTCGATTCGACGGGACAAGCGGACGATTTCGTTTCGCCCATCTCCTAACCGGATCCGGAACCGCCCTCCGCGGACACTATATCCAATTCGAAGTCGGTTCGCATTACACCTATTACGGCCGATTCACCCGTTACGATAACCTCCAGGCGATCCGATTTGACACCGGCGGAGCCGGCGTTTTGGCGGAAGATACTTGGTATTGGGGAAAAATCCGATTCGCCCACGATCCAGGCGTCCGCGTTTACGCTCAATACAAGATATGGGAGGAAGGGGACACCGAGCCCGCCTCCTATAGTTGGGGAGGCGAGGATACCGCCTATGTAAACGACGGAACCGTCGGCGTCCAAACGTGGCATTCGAGTTATAACCAAGTCTATTATTGGGACGATATTTCCGTCGAGCCCGAGCCGGCCGTTTACGGCGCCTCCGGAAATTGGGAATCCGATCCCCTCGACGTTTCCCTCGCCGACGTCGCCGCCGGCCATCGAATAAATTTCGACGCGACGACTCCGGCGAACACGACCGCGGCCGTTAAATGCCGATGGGGAGTCGGAGATACGTGGTTAACTTGCACCGCCGGCGAGAAACTCCCCGGCCTCCTATACCGCGAAGATATGCGAACCGGATCCGCCAGAGCTTTCCTTTACCTCCGAATCGAGCTCGCGACGACGGACACCTCCGCGACGCCGGAAATCGACAACCTCGTTATAAATTTCGACCCGTGCTTATTCGAGGATATCGAGTTAACCGTCGATAATCAGCTCGCGACGATCGCGAACGGACACCTCGCGAAATGGGGACGCGAACAAATTTCCGGAGGCGTTAAAGTCGAGGGATTCGACGACCTTTACGTCCAAGCGCATTCGTTCCAAAATTACCGCCTCCAAGGGGAATCGCTCCTCGCCGTTTTCGAATACGACGGATTTACGATCGGCGAAATTACGTTCGCGCAACTCCTCCAAGCATGGAAAGCCGGGACCGCCGACGGATATTTCGCGTTTTCCTCCGGAGCGATCGAGGCCGTCGCCCTCGCCCAATATACGGCGAGGACGACTTGGTCGATCGCCGGCCATAACTATCAATGGACGCTTATCGACAAAACGCAAGGGATCCACGCCGACGCTTGGTTTTGGGTTGGACACGCACAAACGGACGATTTCCCCGGATCCCTCGTTTCCGGCGAGCTCCAATTATCCGACCACCTCGGAGCACTCCTCGCGAACGCATATAAACGCGACGATTTCGTCGGGAACAATATTATCCAGGGATACCGATTCGACGACTCGATCGGGAACGTCCTCCCCGGAGTCGAGGCGATGAACGATTTCCTCGGGACGAACGTCGTCGCGATTCGACACCTTACCGACGTCCCCGGATCCCTCCTCGTTTTCGGAGTGAACAGGAAAAACGAAATCGAAATCCAGACGATCGACGCCGACACCGTCGCCGAGCTCGTTAAACTCGGATTCGTTTTCCCGGCGGAGGCGCCTTAAATGGAATTCGGATTTCGCGTTTATATGAATACTCGCGACGTTACCGATTGGGTTACGAGCCTCGAAATCGAACACCCGCGGAAAACCTTATATCGCCAATGGACGTTCCATTTCGCCGGATGGTCCGCGATCGAAGAAAACGCGACTTGGGATTTATTCGGATCGTATACGCCGGGGACCGATCCCCGCGCCGAAATCCTATCCCGCGCCGGCATCCTCCCGCCGGATCGCGAACGCGCCCGCCTCGTCGTCGCCCGCGGGGAAATGCCGCGCCTAACGATCCGAGGTTACGATTACGTTTGGTCCGCCCAACGGAAACGGCCGCGGGAAACGATCGTCGTCGTCCCGAGCTCCGCCTATATCGTCGAGGAGATCGACGGCCGGCCCGTCCTCCGCGAGAACTCCGTCGCCGGCGCCTTAAACCGCCACGAGGGACCAGTCGGAAAATATCGCGTTTGGACTCACGTTTCGACGATCGCGACGGCCCTCCGGCGCCTCGGGAACGCCGCCGGCGTCCGCGTCCAATGCCGCCTCCCCTCCGCGCCAATGATCCCCTATGTTATCCCGCCGGATAAATCATTTTGGGAGGCGATTCTCGACCTCGCGGCCCCGTGGAAACCAAAGTTTTATTACCGGGATTCGACCCGGACCCTCGTAATCGTCGATCCTCTCCATTCGCATTACGCGATGGGAGGCCCGTTAACCGTTCCAGGCGACGCCGTTAAACGGATTACCGGAGCTCCTATTTACGAAAAACGAACCCGTCGAATCCTGATTCGGATCCCCCCATGTCGTTAAACCCGACACGATGGACCGAGGAAACGATTACCGAGCTCGCCGCCGCGGACGATTACTCCGAGGCCCTCGAAACGTTAACGATTAAAGCCGGATGGCACGACGACCCCGGAACCGGAGAATCGTTATTGATCGAGGAGGAAACGATCGGCGTTAACCAATACGGACAACTCGTTCGAAGGGACGTTAAAGAATTTACTTATGACGTCCCCGGAACCCCCCCCCTCCTCTATTCCAGGGACACATACGCCCGACCGTACCTCCCAAGCGCCAACGAGGGGAGAGGGACTCTCCTCGTCGAATCCGAGCGAGTCGAATATCACCCGTGGACACTTTTCCAGCAGGGATCGCCGAACCTTTCCCGAAAACGCCTCCTTTCCGGATACGTGGTTTACGACCTTACGAAACGAGGGACCGCGTTAACCCAGGAACAACGCGACGAGCTCGTCGAAAAGGGGATAAACCCCGACGGGAATCCGGAGATTATCGTCGATTCCGCCCGCCTATGGTCCGAGGCGAACCACCGCGCCGAAACCGTCGAATCGCCCTCCGCGCCTCAATTGGCTAAATGGGTCGATCCCGTCGAATCCGAATTCGAAATCGTTTTCGAAGAACCCGATAAATATACGATTTACTCGTATCGGAAAAACCACCTCCGACCGCAGGATATGAGCGTTTCCGGCCCGAGGCACCAGCGAAAGGAATCCTATACCTATCGCCTCCCCGTCGCGATCGAGCCCCCGGACATTAAGGCGACGGTCCAGGCGGACGACGGGATCCGCCTCGACGTTACCGGAGGCGGAGCGACCGTCCTCGACAAACGGATCCAGCCGGAAAAATACCGGATCCTCCGGCGGACCATTTCCTCGCCGGCGCCGGCCGCGGATCCGGATCCGTTCGAGCTTTACGACACCCCGCCCGCCGCGACCTCTAAATCGACCCTGTGGACGGATACGGCCGTTACCGACCTCGACGGGACGCCGACGAGCCCGTTACCCGCCACGACGCCTTACACGGAGCCAGGGGACATTACAGAGCCCGACGGCGACGATTGGAGCGTAATCGGGGAGATCGACAACGAACAACCGGCCGAGCCCGTCGGATTCGGGACGATCCTCGACGCCGACGTTATCCAAACCGCGGTTTACGAATACGTCGCGACCGCGATAATCGGATCGGATGAGTCGGCCCCGAGCTCGCCTTATCGGATCCAATACGGCGGAGAAACCAGGAAATCGCGGATAACCGCCCACGTAACCCGCGCCGACGATAACGGCCTCGAAATCGACGTCCTCGCCCCGGATCCGGACCTTTACGGAGAAACGATCGAATTCGAAATCCCCGTCGAAATTTACGAGGACGAGGCCGAGGAATTCGGGGAGGAAATCGGCCGGCGCCATTTCGCCGACGACCTCGAATCCGGGTTAAACGTCGATCTCGAATTAAACGTCCCCCTCGCGATCCTCGAACGAGGACAGCGAGTTAAAACGCCGGCGATCGAATGGACGACGACCGGAAACGGCCTCGTTATCGAATCCGAATCCGACGATCGCGAATGGATCCTCGACGGATTCCGATTAACGGCGACGATGGACAAAACCAAAAAACTCACCGTCGAGGGGACGACCCTTTATTTAACCGAACGATGATAACCGCCCACCTCCTCGACGTCGGGACGATCCCGCTAATCAACCCCGCATCATGGGATCCAGTCCCCGGAATGGATCGAGCGTATTACAACGAGGAGGATTTCGAGGAGGACAACACCAACCCGCGGCCGAACGAAATAAACGACCTCATCCTCGGGACCGACGAGATCGAGCTCCAACCATGGCCGGCGAAATTCTCGAATCGATGTTGGATCGATAACACCTCGCGATATGAAACCGACGGGTTATCCGGCCTCCAATTAAACCTCCACCGATTCGACAGACTGACCGAGGAAACGCCGTTCGTCCCCGCCGGCGAATGGGATCTCGACCTCGGGGAACCGCAACAGACCGACCGCGAACTCGGCCGGATCGTCCGCGAATTGACCTGGACGGAAGTCCAGGAACGCGCCGAAAACCCGGCCGAATGGTTACGCCTCGACCTGATTAATCGAGCGACCGCGGGGACGGCGTTAAAGGATCCACTATTCGCGAATTGGGAGGGACTCCGCGGGAACGAATTCCGATTGGAGCTCCCCGATAATATACTTTTCGCGCCTTTCGACTTGACCGAGGAGGACCGTTATCGCGTCCTCGACGAGAACGGCGATCGAGTCGATCCCGACCTCTCCCCGCACCTTTTGAACCTTTACAACGGAGGAAATTATCGGATTTACCTCCGGCCGCGAAAATGGCGTTACGTCGCGACCCTCGTCGCGCATTATTGGTATATTTCCGGATTCGAGTATTTCCGAGCCCAGGAGATATTTACGCGAGCCCATACGCACAGACCCCCGTTTTATCCGATCCGCCATAACCTTATCCAGACGACGAAAACCGCGGACCTCCCCGATTATTTCGGGAATAAACACTCATGGGACACCGGGATAAATTGGCAATGGGAACACTCGCGATCGGCCGCGGCCCTCTCCCGCGAGGTTATCGAAGGCCAATACTGGACGAAACTCGTCGTCAAAATATTCGGAGGGAATGCCCCCCCCTGGGTTACGATCTCGACCAGGCCCCCCGACCCCGGCGATATAGTCCTCGGGATCGGCCGAATCGACTCCTCCGGCCGCGAATCGCGTTATTGGATCCAGCAGACCCAAGACCTTACCTCGTTTTACCCCTGGGAGGTTTTGGGCTCGTATCTCGTCCCGTGGTATGTCACCGAATAACAGAACTCCCAGGTAAAAAAGGAGGGAGAAACCCCGGCCGGGGAAACTCCCAGGGAAAAAGGAGAGATCGATGGCGAACGAACTAGCCGACGCCCTCGTTATGATGGCGAACGCGATCGCGAACCTCGCCGACGCACAAACCGCCCTCGTCGAAAATACGGGAGCGATCCGCGGCGAGCTCCGGAACCAATCGAAAACCCTCGCCCGATCCGTCGCGAACCAGAAGAAACGCGCCGGCGAGATGATGGACGCCGCGAAAAAGATATCGAAGGCGGATTCGAATGCTAGAACTCCGACCCGTTAACGGAGCTCGCGAAATCGTCCGGATCCCCGCGGATTTCGTCGTCGTCGGGAACTCTTACGATTTCGAGCTCGAAGTCGTCGCGACGGAGGCCCATTCGATCGCCCTCCTCGCGGCCGAAATCGAAAACTATTTGGAAGTTAACGCCGGCGTTTCCTGGGAGGACGTCCCCGACGACGTCGAATCCGGATTCGACCTCGGAGCGTTTTCCGCCGGCGAACGAAAGGCTATAACTCTAAGGTTAACCGTCCCCGGAGGGACTCCACTACGAACAAGATCGATCGAAATCCTCCTCGGGATGGGAGTCTAATTAATGTCGCAGGAACGCCGAGCAACTTTCGCGAAAGTTTTAATCGAAAATGGAGAGGACGCCCGAACGATTTACTCGTTTCGCCTCGAAAGGATTCATTGGATTTTCGGGATCCTCGCCTCGATCGCGGCGATCGCCGTCGCCCTCGTCGTCCTCCGAGGCGCCGTTTATGCCTCCGTCCAGGACGTCGCCGGCGCCGAGTTTAAAACCCAACTCGGCCGTTTCCACTCCGAGGCCCAACCCGCGATCCGAGCCCTTATCGATGAACGGATCGAATCCGCGGCCGTTTACTATATGGCCCAGGCGGACGCGAAGGATTTCGAAACCGAAACGCGAACCGCGGAGGCCCTCGCCGAAATCGCGGAAACCCTCGCCCGCCTCGACGAACGCCTCGGAGCGATCGATCGCCGATTAAGCCGGATGGAGGCGAACCCGTGACCCAATTAACCGACCACTTTTCCGACGCCGAGCTCCAATGTTCCGACGAATGCGGATTCGGATCGGCCCCCGATCATTACGCGAACGGATTCCTCGATTTCCTCGAAATCCTCCGCCTGATTTTCGGCCGGCCAATACACCCCACCTCCGGCGCCCGTTGTCCCGCCCATAACCGCGCCGTCGGAGGCGTTAACCTTTCCGCCCATACCCGCGCCGCGGCCGGGGATCTCGCCGCCTCGAACGGATACGATCGATACGGCCTCCTCGTCGCCTCAGTCCTCGCCCAATGCGTTATCCGGGGATGGATGGAGCTCGACCAGGCGATCGCGATCGCCGCGGACCTCGCCGCCCACGGAGGCGGATTCGGAATCGCGAAAACTTTCGTCCACGTCGATACCGACGTCCACCTCCCCCGCCCGTCGGCATGGGGTTACAAACCGAACACGAGTAACACGTAAAAAGGGGATCGAATGGCGACCGTAACCCTCGGGAACACTCCAACCACGATCGACGACGCCGAATCGAGTACCGGCTGGACGCTGCTCACGACGCTCGACACCGATCTGGTCAAAGAGAACGCCAACTCAGTGTCGGGCATCATGCGGACTGCCTTGGCGATGGGCTATTACGACATCATCACTGACGGTGGGTCCGCAATCAACCTCTCCGGACAACACGTTCGCGTTTGGATTAACTTCTCGACCGTAGCGTTTCTCGATATCGAGGCTAACGGCGGGATGGAATTTTATATGTACGATGGATCGACGACGGAATATTTCGTCGCGTTTGGAATCGATACCTATTCCGGCGGATGGAAAAATTTCGTAGTCGATGCAGACTTATTTACGACTCTAACCCTTTCCTCGATCCAACGATGGGGATTTCGATTTAATCGAACCGCAGCACCGGCGAACAAAATTAACACTTGGGTCGATTACATCAGATACGGAGACGGGTATTACGCGACGGGCGGGACGAGCGGGGACGAGATAAACCTATCCCTGATTTTCGCGAGTGATTTCGCGGCCGGATACGGGATTCTCGATCTCGTCGAGGGAGTTTATTTCGCATACGGCGAGCTCCAATTCGGGAACGGATCGACCGTTACGTGGTTCGAAATGTTAGGCGAGGTTTTAATTTTTACAAACCAACCCGTCGCGGCCGGCCTTTATACGATTCGAGGCGAGGGGACCGGCGCCCGAGTCGTTATCGCCGACTCCGTTATCCAATCGTCTGGAACGACCGACGCGACCCGCTTTATCCTCGATATGGACGACGCGGACCTCGTTTCGTTTTCGATGACTGGATCTTTTCTCAAACGAAGCGGAGAATGTAGATTTAAGGCGGGACAGACAGTTACCGGAAACACTTTTAACGACTGCGGACAGATAACCGCCGGAGGCGCCGATCTCTCCGGATCCGTCGTTTCCGGATACGAGGGGACCGCCAACACCTCCGCGCTGATCTATAACGTCGCGGCCGATCCCGACGGCGAGCTCGACAATATGGCGTTTGTGATGGGAACAGCAGAAACCCACGCGATCGAATTCGGGACGTCCTCGCCCCTATCGATGACCCTCCGCGGGATCGACTTTTCGGGATACGATTCCGCCACGATTAACCAAAACGATTCGCCGATCCACGTTAAACGGACCTCGGGGACCGTCGAAATCGCGTTGATCGACTGTACCGGATTAACGTCCACCGGATACCGAACCGACGGCGCCACCGTCGTTATTACCGCCTCGAAATCCGCGACTTTTACGCCCCTCGAAAACGGATCGGCGTTTACGATTACCAAGGACTCGGATAATTCAGTTTTAAAGGACGTCGCCTCAGTTACAGGAGGGGAGGTCGTTTATTCTTACGACGGATCGATCGACGGAACCGCGACGACCGTCCATATCATTATCGCGGGAAAGGAACCGATCGATTTTCCATGGACTATCGCCGAGGGGACGGTCCCCATTTCGCAAATAACCGACCGGGTTTACAGCACCTAAACAGGAGGATTCGATGGCAAAACTGACCGACCCTGATTCACTAAATTTCGGAACCGAAATCGTAATCGATACGACCGGCCCGAAAACGGTCCAGCTTATCGCGACGGGAAACCTTTCCGACGCCTCCCCCTCCGCGACGAGCGGAGTAACCGGCCAGGCCGTTTATTCGAAACTCGTGGACGGATGGGAATCGACCCTCGCCTATCGCCGGCATTCGTTCCCGTTAAAAGCCTATGGCAAACAGGAAGGCGAATTTATTAACTCGTGGGGACCGGATGACGAGGCGACCCGAAACCTCCTCCGCGATTTTGGCTGGATCGAAACCGACGGCCGAAAAGAAACTTGTATTTTGACCCTCGGGGATTTTCCAGCCGATACGGACCAAGCGTATTTCGCATCCGTCGCCGGCGAGGACGCGACCGTTATCGATTTCGACAAAACCGGCGAGGTAAACGAACGGGTTACGATTATCGGGACCGGCGGGACTCCGGATACAACGGATTATCGAGCCGTTTACTACAGAACGCGACCGAATTTTTACGACTTTTACGACGTCGTCGCCGGCCTCCAACTTTCGGAGCTCGCCCCGATCCGTTATTCGATCCCGTTGTCCTCCCTCGTCGATCCGAATATCGTTGAATCCGACGCCACGATCGACGGCGCGACGGAGCCGTGGCAATCGATGAGCCTCGATTACCTCACCGGCGCCTATGGTTACGCCGGCGCCGCCGGAGGCGCCGAAACGTGGGTAATATCGCAGGTTTACGTCGCCGGCGACGCGATCGCCAATTCGTCGGGACGATATTTCCGCGTTACCGTCGGAGGAACCTCCGCGGGGAACGATTCCGATCTCGCCGGCGGATCCGATACCGGCGTTTCGTATGAAGTCCACCCCGGCGAGCGAGCGATCGGAGCGACTTACTACCTATTTTCGAGGGTTATCGCCGGCGCCTCCTGCACTCTCGCCGAGGGTTATCAATGGGGCGCCCGACAGGAACGGCAGACGACCGATATAAACGGCGACGCGAACGGCGACGGATACGGAACCGTTTACGGACAACTCGCGAAGCACCTATTCCAAGACAAAGGCGCCGGATTCGACGGAACAATCCTCAAACTCGCCGAAGGCGTTATGTTGGACTCCCCCGCCGCGGCCGAGGCGAATAACGTCCTATTCTTCCCCCACTCCCTCGACGGCGTTTACCCGAACTCGAATCAAGGCGTCCAATATCCGTTTACCGTGAACATCGAAGTTATTATGACCTCGAACCTCGTCGGAGGACGCCTAACGGCCTTTTTCGAGAACGACGACGCCGGCGATGATAACGGATATGATTTCGACACCGACGACGCGATCGTCGTCCAGGAGGACGACTCGACCCCGATCGATAAAGTAATCGCCTCCGCGACCGAAAACTTTACGTATGATTACGACGTGAACGTCCAGCGAGGAACCGGATCGAACGGGACGCCGGCCCCGCTAAAAGTCGTCGCCTTGTTCGCGGGATCCGCGGAATGGGTCGTCGCCGACGCGACGATAACCCGGATCGATAACGTCCAAGTCCGGATTAACGCGATCGATGATAGGAATTACGCAACCTAGAAAGGGGAACCGATGCCCGAGATTATGGACGACTCGATCGAGGTATGGGATCCCGAGGCCGGATCCTCCGACCCAAAAACTCGCCGGCAATGGCGGACGAATCGAAACGCCGCCTATCGACTCGGATACAAGGATCGCGCCGGCGAACCTCACCCCGCGTCGAAAAACAAGGAACCGAAATCGGCCGAAAAAAAACTCCTCGCGAAAGCCGAACCGCCTCGCGGGATGGATTGGAACGATTTCGGGAGTCTATGGGATTTCCACCCGGAACACCCGTTTACGCCAGTCCTCCGCCGGCGATCCGTAACGGACCAATTCGAGGCCGCGATCGAGGCGGAAAACTCCGCGAAAGGTTAACGGATGGGCGTTAAACTTTACGCCAACCCGACGACGAAAACGCTAATCGTAACCCTCGCCCCGGATGGGAACGATAAAGTTAACGTGAACGTCCAACGGGATATTTGGTCCGACCTTTTGGACGATTGGGAATCGACACTCGCCCTCCGGCGATTTACGTTTCCAGTTATCGCGATCGGCGGACAAACCGTTTCGACCGGGAAACTCGGGACGAGTTACGTCCTCCGCGACCCGTGGCGGATCGCGCCTTACGAGGCCGACCACGAATTTACAATCGACGGGAACCTATCGACGGAGCTCGAAACCGCGATCCTCGTCCTCCCGACCGTCGGCGCCTATACCGTTTCCGCGCCTCAAAAGGTTTCGACCCTCGTCGAAGTCGTCGAAACTGGCACCTCGGGATTGACGCCGGAGGAATCGACGAAACTCGATAACCTCGACGTCGCGGTTTCGACCAGGGGAACCGACGCCGGGACCGCCGACGCCGTTTGGGATAAAACCCTCCCATGACAACCGGGGAAAAACTCGTCGAGCTTTCGAGCCTATCCACCGGGACCGCCCTCCAACACCTCCTCGCGATAACGACCGGAGGAGGAGGAGGCCCCGGCGAAACTGTTTATATCGACCACGTCCTCGGGACCGTCGCCGAGCTCGTCGCCGGCGCCGTCGCCGACGATACGATCCACGCGAGAATTCACGACGACCAGGCCGCCGAGCTCGACGGCGATATCGAGGGAAAGGTTTACCAATGATCGACACCCAACCGATTACCAGGCGCCGAGGCGACACCTATCGGATCCGAATAGGATTCACGCAGGACGACGGGACGCCCCTCCCACTCGACGGAACGTTTCGCCTCGTCGTAACGGAACAGTCGGCGCCGTCGGCCCTCGATCCGGCCGTTATGGAGCTCGACGGCGCGATCGTCGGCGACCCCCTGGACGGGATCGTCGATTTCCAACAGACCCTCGCCGACGCCGATAACGTCGGGGACTTTTTTTTCGAAGTCGAAAACACGACCGCGGCCGGCGATATTCGAACGATCCTCGAAGGACCGTTTACGATGGTTCAGGACCGAGCGAAAAACGAATTCGACGAAACTTTCGTCCTCGATTCATTCGGACCAGACGGAACAAAATTACTCCTTGACGGGAACGATACAGTTTTCGTGACCTCATATTGGAACGCCCCAGGCGATTTCAGCTTGGAGGCGGGAACCAGGGACACGAGGAGGACGGTCCGTTTTATTTCCGAAGTCGGGAGCAATTATTCGCCGGGTTATATCGAGTTAACGGGAACCGCCTCGCCCGTCCGTATCCTCCGCCCGTGGCTCGAAAATATCGAGGTTACGGCCCTCGCTTATGTCGATAATGCGGGGATTACCGCCGGGATCCATTCGATCGACGGATACGGATTTTTCGATGCTACGGTCCGCCACGATCCAATCGAGGGAACCCGCGCCTCGCTCCTCGATTATGAAGTCGTTCCCGGACCCGCCCAAATTTGGGAGGCGCCCGACGGCGCATGGAACGCCGCCGGCGTCCCCGGATGGTTTTATGTGAAACTCCTACTCGAAAAGGATTTCGCCGACCTTAAGGCGAAATACTGGAAACTCGGAGACGATGAGCCGGCCGCTTGGGATGTCTCGGTCGTTCCAACTTACAAACCGCGAATCGGCGTAAAACTCCACTTCCTCGCGAATTATTGGGCAACTTACGCCGGAACCGAAATCGCCGACGTCGCCGAATACCGCGTCCACATTTGGAAATAATTATGGACCCGAACCGAACCGGCCCGATCGAACGAGCGACCGACGGCCGGGACTCCTCGCGGAAATGGCGCCTCGCGATTTTCGGGATCCTCCTCTATACCTTTATCCACCTCGTTAACGCCGGCGGGATCCTCCTCGCCGCGCATAACAAATGGGTTATGGCCGACGGAGTCGTTTCCCTGTGGACGCATTCCGTAACCGTTTGGTCCGGAGGCGTCGTGTTTTTCGCGGGACTTTATAAGGCCGCGAACGTCCTCCAAAAATTCAGCCCCAACGGAGGCAAATAAATGCCGATTCCAGTCGCAACCCTCGCCGCCCTACCCTGGAAACAAATCGGGATCGGCGTCGCCGGAGCCCTCGTCCTCGCGGTTCTAGCGGCCCCCTGGATCCTATGGAGAGGCGCCGTAAAGGATCGGGACGTCGCCCGCGCCGAGCTCGTCGTCGTCGAGACGGAACGCGATACGGCGATCGCCTCCGCCCTCCGCGCCGGCGAGAACCGGGAACGGATCGAGCTCGCCCTCGAATCGATCGGATCCGCGACCGAGGCCCTCGCCACAAACTCGGCCGAGGCCGTCGCCCTCGCCGGCCGAACCGGGATCCGCGCCCGCGAGCTCGCCTCGGCCCATTCCGAAATCGCCGAGCTCCGAACCGCCGCGGCCGAGCTCCGAGCCCGAACCCAAAACCTCGATTATTGCGAAACCCTCGAAATCGTAATCCGCGACCTCGCCGGAGGCCCGTAAAATGCGACGCCAAATAATTATTTTCCTCCTCGCCGGCGTCCTCGCCGGATGCCAGTCCACGCGACCCGCGCCTCCATGCGAGCCGGAGATCGTCCCGAAACCCTATCCCGTCCCGTTTTTCGTCGGCGTTATGATTCCGCCACTCCCGCCGATGGAGCTCCCCGCCTATCCGACCCCGCCACCCGCCGGCGCCTCCGAGGAGGATTACAAGGATTTCGCGCACCGGACCGGAGAGGTAACGAAGGAACGAGCCGCGAGGCGAAACGCTCGAATCCTCGCCCTCGAATTACAGATAAACGCGAATAACGATTTCGCCGCGAAACACCCGGCGCCGGAGGCGTCCCCAACACCCCCTCCCGAATGAACTACGACAAGCGCCGCGATAGGATCGAGGCCGCGATCGCCGTCCTCGTCGTCGCCCTCGTCCTCGCCGTCGGCGCCGTTTACGTCCTCGGCCGATTCCTCCTCGACGCCGTTTTTAAGGCGTTTTAACGGCGTCCAGGCGAACCCCGCCCGATCGCCCTCCCTCCCCGCTACGACGCGAGGCGTCCGCCTCGACGTCGTCCCCTGCTATGTCCTCGACCGTTATCCCCCCTCCTCGCCCGAGCTCCGGCCCCCTATGTCTTAAATATTTGACATATCGAACCGAATTTGTCTAAAATAGTAGACCAGGAGGCCCCCATGGAAAACGCAGCGACAACCAGTAACCCCGAAACAAAAACTTACGAGGACGAGCTCGCGGCCGTCGCCGCGGCCGTCGCCGAATTCCCCGCCGAATTCGGCCTCCGCGGATACCCTGGAAAAACCTTTCGAGTTTCCCCGACGGCGTCCTATTACTCCGCCGGATGGGATCATGGCGGAGGGGACCGACAGCCGGCCGGCGTCCAGGTTTATACCCAAGTCCAGGCCGACGAAAATTCGCGTTACGGGAACGCCGGCGATTGGCTGGATTTCGCGAAAGGGACCGTCGAGGAACTCCGCCGCGAGGTTATCGACTCCCCGCGATATGCAAACCGCCGAAACGAGATCGAGGCCGAGGCCGAAAAGATCGACAAAAAATTCGAGGAAATCGACGAGGCCCAACACGACCTCGACGAACGCCGGCGGAAACTCGGAGAACGTTACGACACCCTCATCGCGAACGCGACCGACGAGCTCGACAGGGACGATTATTACGACATTTTCGGAACCTATCCCGACGAATCCGGGAAAAAATAAGGAGGCCGCAATGGACAGGAAAGACCAAATTATGATGGACGCCGCGGACAAATGTTTAGAGGCCCTCGACGCCGCCGATCGCGCCGGCGACGCGATCCAAACGATCGAACCCCGCGAGCCCCGGATCGCCCTCCATGAGTTTTACTCGTATTGGCGAATGGACGCCGACGCCGCCGGCGCCGATCCCGACCACGCGCCGGAGGACGAGCTCACCCGCGCCGAGCTCCTCGAACGCCTCGACGGACACGTTATCGACCCGGCGATGGCAGTCGCCGACCTCGAAGCGAACGCCGGCGTTTGGACTCGACTTACCTCGTTTGCGTTTTACCGCGCCGTTTACGAACCGGAGCCGGCGCCGGAACCCCCCTACACCCGCGGCGAGGAACTCCCCGGATCCTATCGACCCGGATCGATGTACGACGACGGCGCCCTCGACGACGACGGCGCCGAGGCGGAGGAACTCCCCGACCGGATCCATAAACGTTTCCCGATTTACGTCCAAACCCTCCTCGTTCGAAATATCGCGATCGCCTGTTACCTCCCCGACCTTACAATCGCGGACCTCGACCAATGGACGGACGCCGAGCTCGCAAATAAGGCCCTCTCCTATTTACCTCGGCGCCAATACCCGACCGACGCGGACCGCCGGCGAAACTCGTATGTCCGGATCCTCGCAACGGCCCTCCGCCACTTCCAGGACGACCCCGCGAAAGTTACGGCCTCGATTCTCGTCGTTAAGATGATCGCCGAAACCGGGAACTCGAACCCATGAGCTCCGCGAAGGTTTACCAACGGATCGCGATCGACTCGATCCTCGGGATCCTCAACCGTCCCGATATCGACGCCGAGCTCGTCGCCGCATATCTCGAAATCGGGGACGTTTCGACGTTTCGGTTTCAACACTTGACGATCGCCGCATCCCGCCGCGCCGTCGTCGTCGCCGTCGATTCGATCGACCAGGACTCCGAACCCGTTCGAAACCACGTCCTCAGACTCGCCGAGGAGAAACGGAGAACCCCATGAGTTATTCGATTAAACAAATGGAGGACCGGATCGAAAACCTCCGCCAAAGGAGGACCGAACTCGCCTCCACTTTCGAAACGTGCTCGACCCTTTTCGCCGTCGGAGCGATCGACGACGCCCTTTTGATAATCGCCGAG